CTACAGATACCAATGTCTTTTGATTGCTTTTGAAATTTATAGCTGAAAAGTTTGTTAATGGTAAAGATCCACTCATTATATCACCGCAGGTCTCCCTTTATCTGTTACTGCTTCGTTTATTAAATTGACTATAGTGCTTCTTTCATTTCTTAACAAGGATCTAAAACCTCTTGTATCAACTGCATTGATTGTAAAACTTACATTTGTTACAGAACCACCTAATTGATTGTTTGGAACTATTGTACCTGCTTGTTGGGGAATAAATAATTCAGGTCCTGCTTCTCCCACAATCGAAGGTCTGTTTACAGGTGGTCTCCCACCATTTTCAAATCCTTTTATTTTATTCACTAAACCCATACCAAATTTTATAGCTAAACCTACAGCGGCTATATTAAATGGAAATGGTATAGCTTTAAAAGTAGCCAATGCACCTAGATACACACTTGTTAAAGCCTCTTTTATTGCTCTCATTTTAAATAAAGCTAAAGATTTATCTAAAGCAAACTGAACTGCTTGACCTATTAATGCCTCTACTAATGCTCTCTTAACAGCTTCAGCAAAACTTTTCATATCAAGTTTTCCTGTCATTACAAAATCAGTTAAACTTTTTGTCAAACTCGTAAATGCAACTTCTCCTGCTTTCTGAAAACCATCAAATGTATTTTCATTCATAGCATCTTTAAATCCTTTTTTAAATTTTTCAAAACTAGATAAAGCTATTTGCACTTCTTTTTGTGTGTTATTACCTAATCCTTCAAGAGCATTTTGCATTTCTTCACCTAATTCTGTTCCATGAAGAACTGCTCTGTTCATATCTTTTGTCATTTCTTTCAATTCTTCATTTGAATTTTTTGCTTCTTTTGATATTGAATTAAATGCTTGAGACATTTCAAGACCAAGTTTTGTGCTATGCTCAATGGTGTTATTAGTATTTAATAATTGAGATCGAACTTTGGTTAAAATTGTAAATAATTCTAAAGCACCCTCTCTAGATCCTAAATCTAAAGTAGGGTGAATATCTGTATTTCCAATATGCTTTAATAGATCATCAATTTCTTCTAGAGATAAAGTAAAAGCATCTATTTCTCCCTCACCCAATGCATCTAATAAACTTTCTGTTGTTGCTAATTCTCTTGTAGATTCAATTAAGTTTTGTATTTGACCAACTAAAAATGAAACACCTGCAAAGGCTAAAGCACCTTTTTTACCAAATAATAAAGCCGCAATTAATCCAGATGATTGAACGAATGTAGGCAAACTTTTAAAGCCCTCTATAGTTGTTCCTAATGCATTTGCAACAAACTTAACACTAGGTGCAACTCCTTTTATTGTTTCTGAAGTTTTCTGAATAGCACCTGCAAAATTCTGTCCAATTGATGTAGCAATATCTTCAATTTGTTTTTCGTTAGCCGCTAAAAATTCGTTTAAATCACCGAACTCACCTTTGAGTTCCTCAAAAAATCCTTCTGCTACATCTTTTTGAAAATTAAAGAACTTATCTCCAATCATTGAGATAGTTCCCTCTAATGTTGTAGCTAAATCTTTTGTAGCACTTGCAAATCTTCCATTACCACTAAATAGTTCTTCAAATCTTGCAACTGTTTCTTCTGCTGTAACTTTTGCACCTGCTTGAAATCCTAATAATGCTCTAACACCTCTTTCTCTAAAAAGGTCTGCCGCACCAATACCACCTGCAAATGCTCTTTGGATTTGTGATGAAGTTGTTTCAAAATCTAATCCTGTAACAGCGGCTACATTACCTGTTATCTCTAAAACTCTATTTAGATCTTCTGCATCTTTAGAAACAACTGCTAGATTACCAGATGCCCTTGATATTTCTTCTAGTGAAAAGGGAACTGTTCCTGCAAATTTAGATAGATTATCAAATGCTTTTGCACCTTCTTCTGCTGATCCAAAAAGAAACTTAAATCTAATATTGAGGCTCTCAACTTCTTTTCCTACATCAACAAAGCCTTTGATTACTGCACCTGCACCTAGTCCAACTAATGCACCTTTTAAACTAAAAACTGAATTTTTTACATTTTGTAAATTTTTTCTTACACCAGATAATGCTTGTTTTGATTTATCTCTTGCAAGAATATCAATATTCAATTTTTTTGTGGACATTATCTTCTTTTACCTTGCATTTTTGCTTTATTCAATTCTTTTTGCTGTTCTTCTGATTTGATTGTGTAATATTGAACCCACCCATTGTATTCTTCAACAGGTATGTTCATAATCTCACCAACAGTTTTGTGTAATTGTTCAGCTAAGAAATAGATAAATCTAGCGTCTTGGTCGTTTTCTATTTTTTTTTTAAGTCTGTGCTATCGCTATATGTTCCAAGTATTTTACTAGAAACAACACCTATGATATCTGGATCAACAAATTTTTTCATCTCAACTTTTGAAGCTAAGTCAAACATTCTATCACCATCTTTTGTTAATGCTTTTTTTACAATAACATCAATAAGGACAGTTAGATCATTATCGTTTGATCCTTTAAATATCTCTGCTTTTTCAATCAATGTAAAAGGTTTTACATAGATTGCATCATCACCCATCAAGTTCCATTCTGGAACTTCAATTATCCTTGTTTCTTGTGCTTTGAAATGATCCTTAGCACCTCTAAGGTAATCTTTTTTATCCATATAAATTTATTTTATACAGTTAAGTGTGATATACCGCCAGAAATCTGGAAGTTAAACGTTCTTGAGATTACTCCGTCCATTGTTACACCTATTGAGGCACTTGTAACAATTCCACTACCAGAATAATATTTGTCACCACTATCTGCACCTTCTGGATATAATTCCAAAGTTGCTTGTGTACCAACATCTAATGCTTCTTGACCACTATCAGTTTCATCAAAATGACATTCAACTGTTGCAGTTGCGTCACCTCTTAAAACTAAATATGATTTTTTGCTATCTGTTAGCTGAGTATCTTCAACTGTATCGTTTGTTTCATCAATAGTAAATCCTGTTACTTCACCAACAGCAGTACTACCAATTTTAACAACTCCACTTGTTCCTACTTTAGTTGCCATTATTATCTATCTCCTTATCGTGTTCTTCTACCTCAATTTTCTTTTTTTTGGTAGATTTTTTTTCTTCACTAAGTGTATATCCTAATGAAAGAAACTTGTCTAGTTCACTATCCCAGATTTCAATATTATTTCCATCTTTGTAAATTTTTATTCTTTTAGCCATTATGCTGTACCTCTAGTAAACTCATATAAAACTCTTACCACAATTCTTACTCCACCCAAAGGGTAAAGTGTTCCCTCATCAGAAGAAACTTCTACAATTTTTGTTTCTAATGCATTCCCACCTCTAGTTCTATCTGCGTCTAGTGTTTCTTCGATAACTTCAATAATTTGGTTTCTTTTAGTATCAATATTAGTTTCAGTTCCTTTTACAAATCCAATAATTACAAAATCTATTGTACCATTTCGAAGTCCTGTACCACTTGCACCTAGTGTATGATCTTCTCTTGTTTCATCTCCTGTTGAAATGAACATAGCAGGAAACTGTGCGTTTGATAGTTCCTCTGGATCAAAGGGTTCTCTCGTTAGCTTCTTAAATTCAATAGGTGAAGATACAGCGTCTAATACTGTAATTATATTCCCTGCAATACTTTCTCTTTTACTCATTGTAATATTCTAGCAATCTTATCTTCAAATACTTTTACTATTTGTTTCTCCTCTTGTCTATTGATACTAAAAAATGGTCTAACTACTTTACCTTTACCTGCACCTACAATATCGTGAAAAAACGCTTTTTTATTACTAAACATATTTCTAAAAAATAAACTACCCTTTGATGGTGTTATTTTACTTGTTAAAGAACTAAACATCTGTCCTGTATCAGTAAGATCAACCACTCCAGACTCTTTTACTTTTGCTCTTTTATAGCCAAATGAATAAGGTTTAAAAGGTGAGCCATTGACAGATACACCTTTTATTTGGGTTCTATCTCTAATGTTTTTTATCTGTAAAGCTGATACATTTGCCAACGCTTGTCTAATAGCGTTTGGAAATTTCTTTTGAAGTTCTTGTAAACTTTTTGTTAATTGAATTGTATTAGATTTTATGGTGACAGAAGCAACCATTATCTACATACGCATTCGCCATTACATGGA